TCATGATGGCGTCCAGATTTGACCAGCGCCTCCTGGAGCACCAAACCGCCGCCACCGGTCCACATCGCCGAAAAATCGTTCGTCCATGGTGTTGACGAGGTCGGCCTCGCAGGCGATCTCGCCGCGCTCGGAGATGTGGCCAGCGGCGCCGGACGAGACCTCGTCGCCAGCCGCCACGATCCGGATCACCCGCCCGCCCAGCCGCCGGATGGCCGCCACCTCGTTGGGAAACCGCACGTCGTCGGCCACCACGCGCGGCTTGCCGGCGACGGCGTGTTCCCAGGCGCGGGTCCACAGATCGGGGGCGATCATGTCGCGGCCCCATTCGGTGCCAAGCCACTGCATCGCCTGGCGCGGGGTGCGGCCGCCGAGCAGGGCGCAGGGCATCTCCTTCAGGGCGCCGTCCACCTCCTCTTCAGTGCAGCCGAGCGCGCGCATCATCGCCTTCAGCGGCCCGGCGAAGCGCACGCGCTCGAAGCCGTGATGGCGCACCAAATGCAGCGCCGCCGTGGTCTTGCCCGCGCCGGCGCGGCCGGCAAACCCGATGACGATCTGGCTCACGCCGCCTGTCCCTCCATGTCGTGCAGGATGGCCCGGATGGAGCGGCCTTCCTCGCCGCCCTCCCGGTGATAGGTGATGGTCTGCATGGCCGCGCCGGAGAGGAAGCCGGCGCCGAAGTGCCAGGCGTCCTGCGGCGCGGGCGCGCGGTGCACCTCGACGATGGCGCCACCCGCCTCGGAGGCCAGCAGCTCCTTGTGGTGGCGATGGAACGTATGGATGTAGCGGTGCCGGGAGGCGCCCCAATCCTGCGGGCGGCGCGCGGCCATCACCGCCGGCATGTCGCGCGGGCGGATGGTGTGGCCGTGGGTGGCGCCGAGGAAGGTCGAGCCGAAGCGCAGCCACCAGAACAGCGAGGGGTCGGTGTCCACCTCCACCCGCGGCTCGTGGCGATACCAGGCGAGCAGGAAGTGCGCGATGGCCACCGAGGTGTGCTCATCGTGATTGCCCGCCAGCACGCGCACCAGCACCTGCCCGCTGATGGCGAGAGCCTTGTCGATGGTGCGCACGATCATGCGCGCCGCCGCCTCCACCACCTTGGGATAGCGCCCATCCACGTCCAGCGCGTGGCCCGAGCGATTGGTGCGGTTGAGGTTGTTGTCGGCGTGCACCAGGTCGCCGCCGATCAGCACCACCATCTGACCGGCCGGCGGCGTGCCGGCGAGCACCTTGTCCACCGTGGCGTCATAGGTGGCCTCGGCGAGGCGCAGATCCCAGTTGCGCTGGGCATCCAGCCGCCACGAATAGAGCCCGAAATGCAGGTCGCCGAGCGGAAGCAGGTTGAGCAGGTCCGCCGCCACATCGGCCGGTGCCGGCGGCCAGGCGCCGGCCGGCGGGCCCTCATAGCCCTCCAGCCCCGCCTTGAGCGCCGCCACTACGTCGAGCGGCTCCATCCCCTCTCGGGTCTTGATCCATTGCCCGACGATGCGCCCGTCCGGGTCCACATAGGCCGAGACGCCCTTGACCACGTGGCCGCCGGGCACCTCGAACACCTCGCCCGGGGCGCGCTCCTGCTGCACCCATTCGCGCCGCACGGCGCCGTCCTCGTCCAGCTCGGCCGAGGTGCGGGTGAGCACGAAGCCCGGCAGCACCGGGCGCGTGCCGAGCAGGCCGAGGGAGGCGGCCGCCTCCAGTCGGCGGCGGAAGGTGGTGCGCGCCATGCCGAGCGCGCGCGCCGCCGGCCGCAGCTTGCGCCCCGCGGCCTCGTAGGCGGCAACCACGGGGGCGAGATCGTCAGGGGAAAAGGCCATGAACGCTCCGGCAATCACGGAAACAGGCGCTTGAGCGCGAGGCCGATGGCGGCAGCGATGTCGGACCAGAACGTCGTGAGCAGATAGCCCGCGCCGGCCACCAGCATGCCGGCGGCGGTGCCGGCGAGACCCACCGCGGCGCCGATGCGGGCGCGGAACAGCTTGAGGCCGGCAATGGCGGCCGCATGATCTTCCGCCGTCTTTTCGGCAGCCGTGTGCCGCTCCGCATGCGCCTTGACTGTCTCGGCCAGCGGCGCGACGCCCACCGCCAGCGCGGTGACACGGCCGTGCAGATCGTCCATGCGCTCCAGCATCAGGCGGCGGTCCTCGGCCAGCATGTGCTCGATGCGGCCGAGGCGATCATCCTGCGAGTGCTGCAGGGCCTCGATGGCGGCGAGCGCCGCCGGCGTCTGGGAGGGGCGCGGCGCCATCAGAAGATGAACCGCAGGAATGTGGAGGTCAGCGCGCAGACGGGCACAGCGGCGATCAGCACCAGCCAGCCAATCAAACCGAAGGCGAGGAGCGCGAGCACTGCGGCGCCGCAGGCGATCGTGGCGAAGCGGATCATCGCAGCGCCTCCAGATAGGCCGCGAGGCGCTCCGCGTCCGCATCGTGCAGGGTAATGACGCGGTCGAGGCAGCCCGATTTGTCCGCTTCGCTGCCCTTGAGCGCGTCGATCAGGCGATAGGCCTCGCGCTCCGAGAGGCGCCCCTGCCCCTTCGGCGCGGGCACGCGCTTGCGGGCGCAGGCGCGGATGTCGTCCGGGATCTCGGTGAGGGAGATGGAGGGCTTGGGCTTGGGCGCCGTGGCGCTGCAGCCGGCGAGCGCGAGGGCGACGGCGATGAGGATGAGCGTGCGCATCACCGGCTCCACAGATCACGGATGGCGGCGCTCGTGGCGGCGCTGATGGAGGGATCGTCGGGCAGCGAGGCGGCCACTTCCTCGGCCCTGCGGGCGCGCGCCTCGGCCGCAATGGCCTGCTCGGTCGCCTTGGCCGCGTCGGCGGCGAGGCTCGCCACCTTCTGGCGCTCGCTCTCCACCGTGGCCTCGAGGCCGCGCACCTTGGCGGCCAGCGCCTGGCGCTCGGCGAGCGCCGCCATGTTGCCGGCGCCGGCGGACCATGCGGAGGCATAGAGCGCAAGGCCGGCACCGATCATCACCGCAGTGCGGTAGGGCATCAGTGGCAGTCGCTGATAGATCAGCCCGCCGATGCCGGCGACGAGCAGCAGGCCGGAGGCCGCCAGCGTGAAGCCGGACGGCAGCCATGAGATGAGGCCCGCGAACAGGGCGGAGAATGCGGCGAGCATGGCGGCTTTCCTTCAGCCGGCGAAATCGCGCGGCGGCTGGGAGGACGGGGGCGGCTCAAGGGGCGGCGCCGGCGCATAGGGCGTGCCGGAGCGCGTGGCGAAGATGGCGGCGATGTCCTGCGCCGTGGCGAACCCGAGATAGCCGAGCGCCACGGACGCCACGAGCAGGATCCAGCCCCAGGCGATGGTCTCGTTGACCCGCGTGTCGGAGGCCGATTCCAAAGCCACGAGGCGCCAGCAGGCGAATCCGAGCAAAGCCACGGCGACGAGACGCCGCCACAGCCAGGAAGGTTCCCCAGGCGGGCGGCGCCTGCCGCGCTCAGGCCTCATTGGCGGAGAGGCGCCCGTCGCTGCGCATCAGCGGCAGGGCGAAGCCGGCAGCGGGTAGCGGCACGCCAGCCGGCCAGCGATAGCCGAGCACGCGGTCTCGCCCGAAGGGCTTGATGTTGACCGCATCGCCCTGGTTTCCACCGAGCACCATGAGATTGCCGCCGCCGTCCACGCCCACGACGAAGCCCACATGGCCCGACCAGCCCGAGGGCGAGCCGCGCCAGAACACGACGACGCAGCCCTCGACCGGACGATCAAGCTTGGCACCCCATTTGAGGTAGGAGCGCGCCGCGGCGGAGCGGGTGGACTTGATGCCCACCTCCTCCAGCACGCCGCCCACGAAAGCGGCGCACCAGGGCGTTTCGTCGTCGCGGAAGTCGGCGAAGATGCGCTGCCACCAGCCCAGGATGGTGGGGTTGTGGCGCGCACCGGGGACTTCGCGCAGCCCGATATAGGAGCGTGCGCGGTCGATCCATGGTGTCATGGCGAACCTCTCAGACTGTCGGGGATGAAAGCCGCTCAGGCGGCGGCGAACACGCATTCCGGCGTGACCGGAAATACCCGAGCCTCCCCGAAGTCGGGGATCGCCGCGGCCGGCCCGTGCCACAGGACGTTGACGTGGAAGCCGGCGACCGGCGCCAGCACCGGCAGGGGGCCAAGCTCCGGATCGGTCTCGACCGTCTCGCCGGTCGGGCGGAAGATCGTCCCGTCCGCGCCCACCACGGCGATGTCGTAGCGGTGGCCCTGATAGGTGCCGCAGGACGGCCACGTGGGCACGCCGTCCGGCCCTTCGACGGTGCCGGAGCCGTAGAGCGCGAAGGCCGCCTGTGCGCCCTCGCGGTCGGGAAAGCGCAGGAAGATCGTGATTGGGACCGCCGTGCTCATGCCCACCCCCTCGCCTGTGCGGTGAGCGCGGCGTTGGAGCCGCGCACCGGCCAGACCACCAGTTCGTCAAGTTCCAGTGCGCGGCCGGTGGCAAGGCCCTGATAGCCGCCAAGCCAGATGCCCGCTCGCGAGCGGTCGAGGGAGGCGCTGTCAAACTTCGCTGCCTCGCCGCTGACGGCACCCGCTCGCCCCGTACCATCCCATCCGATGGCTGCATAAACCTCACCGGGCAGGGTGACACCGGTAGACAAGATCAAACCCGAAGAACTGCTTCCGTCGAGCACGATATTGTTGCTGTTCGCCGATGCGCGCAGCAGCGCATATCCGGAGGGCAGACCGACCAGGGGCATGTTGACGGACGACACCAGCACCCGCCCTCGCCACGCCAGCGAAGCCGCCGCGCCCTGCAATGTCGCCGCCGCGCCTGCGGAGAGCTGCACCACGTCGGCGATGCGAGAGCCCTGCGAACCGGCGGACAGGATGCGCGAGGTGGCCCGTGTGCCCACCTCGAACTGCCCCCACCCGACGTAGCCCCACCCCATGGGCGGGCTAGGCGCAGGCGTTCCGGTGAATGCGGGATCGGGCGATGTGGCAGGAAAATACAGAATGAGAGCGGAGGTGTTGGTGCCGTTGTTGGCGCACACCAGTTCGATCAGGGAAAAATCGCCGTAGTCCGTCCGGTAGATCGCGACGGGACTGCCGGACGTATCCCCAAGCGCCCCCGTGATGGGGTTGATCGTCAGGCGGAACTCCTGGGTCGTGCCGCCGGTGAACTGCACACGGAGTTGCGCACTGGAAACCGCCGTGGGGTCGTGCAGCACCAGGATCGACGCCACGTAGGTGGTCGTATCCGCCAACACAGACACCGTCTGCCGCACCAGAGCGACGCCGGACGTGGTGTTGTCGTTCACGCGGCACCACGGGGTGACGCCGTCAGGCCCGATAGGCCCGTCGGAAATTTCGCCTTGGGCGAGCACCCACTGGCGCGGATCGCTGTAGGTGAGGAGATTGGTCGCCGGCCCCTCGATCAAGAGGCGTCGTTTCCCGCCGCGCCACGTGAAGGCCGGCGTGTCGGCCGGGACGGTCGCCAGCGCACCGGAGGCGTCGAACACCCGTTTGGCGCCGGACGAGACGGCGAGGACCGAGGAGAGCGGCACTGGCGCGCCGGCAAGAGCGAAGCGCCAGCGGGCGAAGTCGGCCGCGAGGGCGGGCGTGACGCCGTCGAGGCGGTAAGCGTCCGCAAGCCACCAGGGCGACGCGCCCCGGCGCCGCGCGGAGAAGGGGCGCGCGAGCGCGAGCGCGCCGCGCATCAGCTCCAGAACTCCAGCGTCACGCGCGCCGCCACCTCGCTGATGGCGGCGATGTGGGTGACGTCCTCCGGGATCTGCCGCGTCGCCGGGTTGAGCGCGCTGGCCGAGCCGTCCGCCACGTCGCCGGGCACGGCGGCGGCCACGGCCTCGCCGCCGAAGCGCACATAGACATCGGCGGAGCCGACGATGTTCACGAACCGCGCGCCCGCGGGCACAGCGACGCGCTCGGACACGCCTGGCGTCAGATTGAGCGCGCAGACGTGATCCGACGGCAGCGGCGCGAGGCCGGCGCGGGTGGGCATGGCGGCGGTGCGCGAGAGGAAGTCACGCATGAGTAGCATCTCCGGAAAGAGGTTGGCTCAAGAGGCCTTGCGGGTGTCCGCCCCGGGCGCGGGGCGCTTGAGATCGATGGTGGTGGTGAAGCCCTCGCCGCGCGACAGGCTGTGCCGGATCGAGGCGGCCTGATAGGTGCCGTCGAGGCCGGGCCGCGTGCCGGAGACGGTCACCGGCGCGCCGGGCTGGGCGGCCACATTGCCGAGGATGGTGACGGAGCCCTCGCCCTTGTCGCGCGCGCTCTCGGCGGCGCCGCCCTCGGCCCGCTTGTCGGCCGCGTCCTCGTCGTCGGCGGGGCGCAAAGAGAGCACGTCGGAGGATTCCATCTCCTCCACGTCCTTGTCCTTGTAGGTGTACTTCGCCTTCTTCGGGTCCCACGTGCGCACCCTGACGCGCCGCCAGCGCGGCTTGCCGCGCACCGGCGTGAGCGACCAGCGTTCCAGGTTCACGCCCGCCGCCGCAAGGATGGGCACCAGCGGCCGGCCGGAGGCGGAGAGCCCACCATTGCGCGGGATCAGCAGCGCCTGGCGGCCCATGATCTTGAAGGTGGCGCCGAGATCCTCGGCGAGCATGGCGCCGAAGCCCTCGAAGGAGAGGCCATCGAGGGCGAGATAGTCGCGCCGGATGGAGGCAAGCTGCGGGTGCACGCGCACCGAGAGGCCAGCGGCCTGCGCCGCCTTGCTGAGGGCGTCCTCCACGCTCACATCGTCGAAATGGCGTTCGGCCGGCTTCTTGGCATCGCCCTGCGGATCGGCGCTTTTCGCCTCCACATGCAGTTCGCGCCCGCCGCCGCGCGAGCCTTCGCCGCGCGGCACGTCGACGAAGCCGGAGAAGACATGCGCCGCGCCGGTTTCCGTGGTGCCGAGGTCGATCTCCACCGGCGCCCGCTCGGGCGGCATCTGCAGTCGGCCCATGCTGTCTTCCAGCACCAGGCGCGCGGTGTCCGCGGACGGGTCGTCGGAGAGGTTGACCTCCAGCGAGAGGAGGAAGGGCGCGACGCGCGAGGATACGTCGATGCCGCCCACGCGCACGCGGTAGAGCGGGGTCATCGTGCGTGGCCTTTCGCGCCGGCGCCGCCGGCCAACCCGCCGGCGCGAAAGGCGCTCAATCCCACAGCCGCACCACGGTGGGCGCGGCGGCCGAGGGCTGCGGCCGCGGCAGGCGCACCAATGTGCCCACCGGCAGCAGCGGGCCGTGGGCGGCAAGGCCGGGATTGACGTCCAGCGTCGCCTCCATCAGCCCCGGCATGGGCCCCTTGTGGCGGCGCCAGATGAGGAGGTCGAGCGCCGTGCCCTCGGCCTTCACCTCGACGATGTCGTAATCCATGGCCCCACCCCTCACCCGAACAGGCTGACGAGGCTGCCGTACCAGGCGGACGCCGCCGGGCGCGGCGTGAGCGCGAAGGTGGCCTCGAACTCGATCAGCCGGCCGATGCCGCGCCCGTCGAGATGGGAGCCGCGCTCGCCGAGATTGGCCACCACGCGCCAGCCGAAGGGCGTGCCGTCGCCGCGCATGAGCGGCTGCGGCTGCTGTGCCTCGGCCATGCGGCGCAGGGCCTCCAGCGCCGAGAGGCCGCCGAGCTTGTGCGGGAAGAGCCGGCCCTCCAGCACGATGCGGTCCTCGCCCGGCCCCACCGCCTCCAGCGGCTGGCGCGCGCCCACAACGGGATGCGCCGCGAAGTCGTAGGAGGCGTCGCGGTCGATGCCGTGCACGTTGAACGGCCAGACGGTGAATTGCAGGCCGCCGAACTGGTAGAGCATCAGGCGAGACCCGTTGACTTGTACATGCGGTCGCCCTCGAAGCGGACGATGCGGCGCGCATCCGAGCCGGTGAGCGCCCGGCTCTGCTTGCCCGGCGCGCCGCCGCCGGCCGGCGCCCCGCCGCCCGCGGGCGCGACGACGTTCGGGGCGATGGTGGGCGAGGCGGTGAAGGAGAGCTTGGCCTGAAGCTGCGCCACGAAGCGGTCGGCGAGCGCCAGCGTCTGCGCCATCTGCTGTTCCATGGCGGAGGTGAAGGCCGCCATGGCCGTGGCACCGGCGTTCGCCGCCTCGCTCTGCATGTTGAGGGCGCCCTTCAGGGGGCCGATGGAGCCGACGCCCACCATGTCCTCGGCCGTGGCGGGGCCCGGCGCCGCGAACTCGGCCTGGCGCGCGCGGCGGCCGGCTTCCAGATAGGCGTTGACCGCGGCGTCGAGCTCCTCCTGCGCCACGCGCAGATTGCCCAGCACCACCATCTCGCCCGTGGTGGCGCGGCGCGGGTCGATCTTGCCGGCGCGGGTGGAGAGCGCGGCCACCGAGCCGCCGAGCTTCTCGTAGCGCTCGCGGGCGGCGCGCTCGTCCCTGAGCAGCGGGTTGCGGCGCTCCTCGTCCTCGCGGTCGAGGCGCGCCTTCATATCCGCGTCGGTCTCGCCGCCGAAATTACCGAGCTTGAGGGCCGCCTCGGCCGGCGTCATGCCGGTGTTGCGCTTGAACCAGGCGGCGAGGTCCTCGAGGTGTGCCTGCGCCTGCCGGATTTCCAATTGCAGGCGATGCATGAAGCCGGTGGCGGCAGGCGCGGCGGCATCGCCGAGCTGCAATTGCAGATCGTTGAACACGGCGGAGAGACGGTCGAGCTTGTCCTGCGCGTCGCCGGCCACGCGCGCAAAGTCCTTCATGGTCGAGCCGTCGACATTCTTCAACGCGGCGGAGAACTGGCGCATGAGGTCCGGCATGGTCATGAGCGCACGCATGCCGCGGGCAAACTCCATGTCGGTGAACAACTGCGGCAGCTTCGACATGTCGCCCTTCACCGCCTTGTTGGCGAGCGTGATGAAGGTCTCGAACAGGTCCTTGCCCTCCTTGCGGGCCTTCGCCATCTCCTTGCGCAAATCGATGCCGAACTTCGAGAACTTCTTGGCAGTCTCATCGCTCTCCATCTTGGAGAACACGTTCATGGCGGAAGCCGCGGCCTCCTCGGCGGTGCCGGTGCCGGCGCGGATGGTCTGGAGCACGGCGACGAAGCGCTTGAGCCCTTCCGCCCCCTTGAAGCCCACGGCCGCCGCCGCCGGGCCGAGCGAGGGCAGGAATCGCGCCATGTCCTTCAGCTCGAACTTGCCGAGCTTGCCGCCCGCCACCAGCGTGTCGAAGGCGCCCTGCATCTGCTCGCCGCTGATCTTGAAGTGCGAGGCGAGCGCATCGGCCGAAGTGGCGATGTCGTCCACCGATGCGTTGGCCGCCACCGCGGTGCGCGTCACCGCCGGCAGGAAGCTCATGGCCTCTGGCAGCGTGCGGCCCGCCGCCACCAGCGATTCCAGGCCTTCCAACGTCTTGTCGAGCCCGGGCGAGCCGGGCATCTGCGCCATGCGCTTCAGTTCCAACGTGGCGCGACGGGTCTGCTCGGCCGTGGCGTCGGCGGTGAGGCCCACATAGGTCATGCGCCGGTCAAGGGCGGCGAAGTCGGTCACCGCGTCCTTGACGATCTTGGCGCCGCCCGCCACCGCCGCCCCGGTCAGGAGCGTGCGCCCGCCGAGCGCCGCAAGCCCCCCTGCCCGCCCGCCGGCGGCCAGAAGGCCGCCCTTGACGCCGGAGGCACGGCGCGCGTCGGCATCAAGTCCTTTGATGGATTTCGCGGCCTTGGCCGCCGGGCCGGTGACCTGATCGACCAGGCGCAGCGTGAGGACGGAGGTGAGCGACCCCATCAGCGATAAGCCTTGCGCAGTTCGGACGGCAGGGCATCCACCGCCGCCTTCAGAACACGCTCGCCATCCTTGCCGCGCAAAGCGCGCAGGAGATCGGCGGGCTCGGCCGTGAGCGCCCAGGCGAGGTCGAAGGCCGAGGGCAGCAGGCCCGCGACAAGATCGAGCTTGAGCCCGAGATGGGGTTCCGGGATCGCGATGGCGCGCACCTCGCGCGCGCCATAGCGGAACGGATGGTCGAGGATCACCTCGCGCTTGGGCGGGATGAGATAGGCAATCTCCGGCGCGGGCGGCACCGGCGCCGGGTCTTCGCCGGCATCCTCCGGCGCGGCGGGCACCTCCCCCTCCCCTTCCACCGGCGCAGCGCTGGCGAAGCCGGCAGAACGGGCCGCCTCCAGCGCGCGGCCGCGATCCATGGGGAACGGGTGGAGATCGGCCGGATCGACCGGGCCGCCACCCCAGATGTCGCGGGCGAAGGCCAGATCTTCCTCGGCGCCGTTCGCCACGGCGGGCGTGCCGCCCGCCTGCTCGGGAGTCTTGCTGGCGCCGTTCGCCACGGCGGGCGTGCCGCCCGCCTGCTCGGGCGCACTAGCCATTGGGGAGCGCCAGCGCGCGGTTGAAGGCGGCGCCCTGGTCGACGCCGCCGACCTTCCAGCCGCCGGTGAAGAAGTCCCACTCCTTCAGCGGCTCGGTGCGGCCTTCCCACCATTCCTCGAAGTGCATGATCTCATTGAGCGCGTAGTTCGCGCCCATGGCCGAGCCCTTCTCGAACTGGTCTTCCTCGATGGAGCCGAGGCGCGCCTCGATGATCAGCTTGCGCTGGATGATCTTGCCGGACTGCAGGTCGCGGAAGGCGTTGTAGCCGGTGTAGATGTGCCGGTCGATGGAGCCGAGGCCGAACAGGCCCACCATGTCCGGATCGGTGCCGAAGAAGGCGAAGGTCGCGCCGAACTTCTCGATGCCCACCGCGAACTCGGTCGCCACCATGGCGCCGCCTGCCCGGTGATCCACCATGGTCTCGCGGAAGGCTTCGAGCTTGAAGTTCTTGATGACCAGGTGCTTCGACTTGTCCGGCTCGTGATCCCCGCAATAGAGGTTCACGCCCTCCCAATGATAGATGGTATTGCGCGCCAT